CGGCGAACAAACGTCAAATTCAAAAACGCCACGAGAAATTTATCGTTGCGCGTGGTTCTCGCGATTCCGACATTTGGTCGGGGACATGCGGCAATGGGGGCCAAATGTCGGCACCATGTTGGTTGGAGCGGATGGTTCGTCGCTGTTTTCACAAACAGCGGATCGTTCGGCCCAGATTTCAGTCAAACTCCAACACACCAGTGCGACACACCGCCAGTTGCTTCAGAAATGGAAGCAGCAGCGTGCAGGTCGTCTGATCGGGTTCCCGTTCGACATCATCGAAAAGGATAGCGGTGAGGGCGGAACGGCGGACAAGTGTTTCGTCATGCAAGCACCTGCTGACAGCAAAGGCAAGAATGCCGTTGTCCGTGAATGGGTTCTGGTCACTGGTGACTGGACGCCCAATGTGACAAATCAGTAAGGGTTCTTGATATGGCTGAAAAGAAAATCAAAGGTCAAACCTTCAAGGTCGAACCGATGCTTGCGACCGAAGCTGTTCGGTTGCAGGCTCGACTTTTGAAAGTTTTGGGCGGCGGTATCGACCGTCTGCCGGAAATCTTGTCGGGTGCGGGTAGCAAGGCCACACCTGAACAAAAGGAAAAGTCAAATGCCGCTGCTGTTGCCGCATTTACGGACATTTTCGTGAATGGTGATCCTAACGACATGGCTGATCTGGTGAAGGATGTTGTGGAAGTGGCAATGGTCAAACGACCATCTGGTGTCTATGAACAGGTCGATATGGACGGCGATTTCACCGGCAACCTTGGCGCGATGATGCAAGTTGCGGTTTTCGTGCTACGTGAGGTATTCGGAGATTTTTTTTCCGACATCCTGGCAAGTGGCAGCCTAGAGAAACTGACAAAGGGCTAACCGAACCGGAAATCAAACGGATTGCGCCAAACCTGAACATGTTTCTTTGGCGTCCAATCGTTGCCGACCCACCACTTTACCTTCAAAGGGACTTGCGTGAATGGGTTACGCTTGGCGATGTACTGGACGCTCATGAAGCGTTAGATTTGCGGATAGCGTCGGCTGAAAAATCACCGACTTAGGAATTCATAAGCTTGTGCGGATCGAATTATGGATTTGCAATGAGCCGTCTTCTGTGAAGTCGTCAGATCAGATATTGCTACGCCACTTATCCTGATGGCCGCATTCAACTTTCGAGTGAATGAAAGATCGTTTGCGTCAACAGTTCTTTCGACGAACTTGTCGATGGCCTCTTGCTGATATTTGACTTCGCAGTATTTTTCAGACGCTAACAACAGGCCCAGATCACGGGCGATGTCGAAATTTCTTTTGGTATCGACGCTCTTAGGTTCAACCAATTTTAGAGCAATGATATTCGGGTTCTTTTCCGGTTGTTCTTGGCACGATTGCATCACCTGAATTGTGAATTTTGCATTCGCACTTGCACCGTTTTCTTTATCGACCTTACGGCTGGCGTGGAACACTCCATCGATGAAACCGATAACCACATGATAGAACGGTTTCATATCTTCGAACTTGGCTTGCTTCGAGAATAGTCGCTGTTGATCGTGAACGAAGTCCCCGCAAGTATATTCGTCTGACAAAGCGGCGGCGCTGCCCAATAACAAAAATACAATAGTAAAAATAATTCTCATAAGGTGAAACCTTGGCAATAGTTGATGAACTGATTGCTGTTCTCGGTTATGAAATCCGAGACGAAGCAGCAGCCAAACGTTACGAACAGTCTATAGAAAGACTGAACAAACGTCTATCAGGCTTTGCAGCAGGTGCAGCCAAGTACGGTGCGCTGGCTGCTCGTGCCATGGGGGCTGCCTTTGGGGCACTTGGAAAATCTGTCGTCACCACCAGTGCCGAATTCGAAGGTTATCAGGCAGCGCTTGAAACAATCGAAGGCAGCGCCGACAAGGCCAAGCAGTCTTTAGACTGGATTTCTGAATTCGGAAAGACCACGCCTTATGATGTAGCCGGGGTGACCGATGCTTTCATAAAATTGAAGGCATACGGCATCGATCCTGTTGCAGATGATGCTTTGCGTATTCTTGGCGACACCGCATCGGCTATGAATAAACCGCTGGAACAAGCGGTCGAAGCATTCGCTGATGCGGCATCGGGTGAGTTTGAGCGGCTGAAGGAATTCGGCATTCGATCTTCCAGCAAGGGTGATGAAGTCACTTTCGCCTGGACACGAAACGGAAAGGAACTAAACCGAACCGTCAAAAAGAACAGCGAAGAAATCCGCAAATTCCTTTTGGAGAATATGGGCGACCGGTTCAATGGTGCCATGTTGCAGCAGTCCAAAACCTGGAACGGCATGATGTCGAACTTGGGGGACAGTTGGACTGACTTCCAGCGACGTATCGGTGACAGCGGTTTCTTTGAAACGGTCAAAGGCCATCTAGGCGACATGCTGGACTATTTTGGCGGTCTGGATGCCGATGGAACACTGGATCGTTGGGCCGCCAATCTGTCAGCGGGTTTTACAGCAGTAGCGAACACAGTTGTTGTCGTAGTCAAACGGATCGCGACACACATTGATTTTCTATCTGAACACTTCGACAAATTTTCAGGACCGCTGAAAACACTGCGAGCGGCAATCGCATTTCTGTTGGTAAGAGCCTTTCCGCTGATATCGATTTTCATGGCGTTGGCCTTTGTCGTCGATGACTTTCTGACATACCTTCAGGGCGGAGAAAGTATCATCGGCGACTTCATCGCCAAGATACAAGAAATTACCGGTGTTTCTGAAGGTGTCGCACAAGCCATTACGGGACTTGCGGGCACTATTGTTGCTGCCTTGGCTGGTGGCTTGATCTTTGCACCAGGGAAGATGATTAAAGGCTTCGCCCGTATCCTGATTGGTGGGATCATCAGATTGGCACCGTTGCTTGTCGCTGCAATCGGTTTCTTGTTTACCCCGGCAGGGTTGATCGTTGCTATCGTTGGGGTTGGTGCAGCCCTTATCGCCTATTTCTGGGATGATATTGTAGAAGCGTGGAACGGATTGTCTGCCAAGGCAACCGAACTATTCAGCCAGATGAAGGACTGGTTTCTAAACATCGACTGGAAGGGCGTCGGTGTTTCTATAATGAATGCGATCTGGGAGGGCATGAAGTCTATCGCAGATCAGATTGTCGAGTGGTTTATAGCCAAGTTGACGGAAAATATGCCGGATGCTTTAGCTAAATTTTTGGGGCTTAAAGATGATCCTGAAGCGGTTGCGCAACCTGCTAACAAAGTATCGATAAAGCCAACTGGTGAGACGGTTTCAAGTTATCAACCCGTAAAACTATCTGATGATGCATGGGATGAAAAGTTGCGACTTCAGCAGGAAGAATGGAGCCGTCTTCAAGGCAATCTAGCCAAAACTGGTGACGCTAATGCAGCCAATGCGGTGGTCAACGACAGTCGTCAGGACAATCGCAATCAGTCGCAGACAAATCACATTCAGGTCAATCAAACAGTAACCCAAGCAACGCAGGCCCCTGCGGCGGCAGCACAAGCCACCGGTCAAGCCGTTGGACAAGCTGCAACCGCGCAACGTTCGCAGTTGGAAGTTGAACCATCACAGTGGGATTGATCATGACTGCTATCGCATTTTCTTCCACAATCGGGCCTGTTCCGATTGATTGTATCCTGTCGGAAAAGCATACGTCGGAAATCGAGATAACGGCCAACCCGATTGAAACGGGCGCTGAAGTCAATGATCACGCTTATGTAAAGCCGAAAAAGGTCACTCTGGATGCGGCTGATGAAAGTGCCGCCGCCGCATACAATGCCCTGGTTGCCTTTCAGGAAAGCCGGGTTCCATTCTATCTGGTCACCGGACTGACGGTCTATCCTAATATGTTAATCAAGATGATTACAGCAGATCGGGATAAGACTTATTCAAATGTGTTGCGTGCATCGGTCGATCTTCAGGAAGTCATAATCGTCAGTACGGCAACTGCATCCGTTGATGTTGGGGATACTGGTGGAACACCATCCGGGCAACCCGGCGGCGAGAAAAGCACCAGTTCCGCCAGCCCGTCGAAAGCGCGTTCAGGCGATGCTGTGACCGGTGATCGGGCAACAGGAACTGTTCAACGTGGCGATGCTCGTGCCAAGACTGTATCACCGGCCAAGAACCAATCTTTGCTGAAGCAGATCACGGGGTGACCGATGTCAGTTAAGTCCTTTATCCAAATACGGTTTCGCCATTTCCCACATTTCCTTTCTCTTTTCGGGCGAAATCCAAGCGTAGAGAAAATCAGCAGCTTCGGGTGTAAGAACAGTGGTGATGACATCGCGAGTTCCGTCATTAAAGGTGATGCCAAGATGTCCGTCACGCCCCACTTTAAATTGGAAACTATCAACAAGGATTTCGGGGACATCACCCCCGTTGTCTTCAAGGACGGGTCTGTCTTTCTTCATGTAGTACCTCATTTTCCAAAGAATTCAGGTGCACATTAGCATGATTGAATTCGAAATAGCGGATCACGCAGATCAGAAGTTCGCAACCACCCTGAACGGGCGGCGGGTTAGCATTCGTTTGCGATACAATCCGACTACCGAACGATGGTCTTTCGATCTGTCCATTGACGGTGAAGCTGTTTTGCATGGACGGCGGATCGTGACAGGTGTCGATATGTTGGCTGCGTTTGACTTTGGGATCGGCGTCATTTTTGCACTGGCTGAAGGCAATTCAGTGCCGGGACGAACCCAATTGCCGGAAGGTCGGGTCAAACTTTACCATGCCACGGATGATGAAGTAGATGCGGCAATATCTTCGTAAAGTTCGTGTGACGTTCCCCGGTGGTTTCGTCATCAACCCAGACAGCAAAGTCGCCAAGCATGAACTGAAGATCTACTTCAATATTTCTAAGGGTGTCAGTGGATCGGCTAACACCGCTGAAATCAAGATTTGGAACCTAAGCGAAGATCATCGGAATTCAGTTGGCAAGGAACTGGATGACATCATTCTTGAAGCCGGATACATGCCGCCGGAAGGCGGTGGCAATGTCGGCATTCTGTTCCAAGGTCAGATACGGGATGTCGAACACACTCGTGATGGCCCAGACATTATAACGATCATCAGTTGTGGTGACGGGGACCGGGCATTCCGCAAGGCGACCATATCCAAGACTTACCCCAAGGGCACGCCGGTTCAGGAAGTTGTTGAAGGAATTTATAAGGAACTGGAAAAGGAAGGCATCAAGAAAGGGGAATGGAAGTTCCCCGATGATATCGATGCCAAGAAGTTTAAACGTCCCTATTCAATGTGTGGAGCGTGCAGCCGTGAATTGAATACCCTGGGACGTGGCAAAGGTTTCTACTGGTCTGTTCAGAATGAGACGATGGAAGTCATTCCATCCGATGGTCATCTGCCTGGTGTTGTTCTAATCACCCCGGAAACCGGAATGATCAACACGCCGACGATCACCGACAATGGTGTGAAAGTGTCAGCACTGCTGAACCCTGAAGTACGTCCCAATCGGACTGTTAAGATCGAAAGTCAGACATTGGAAATGAACGGTGAAGGCGGACTGTATCGGGTCAGCCAAGCTACATACACCGGCGACAATCGTGACGGCACCTTTGAAGTTTCCATTCACGGGGAAGCGATCAAGGGTGGCAAAGTCGATGAAGGTAAGAAAAAATGAGCATGGGTTACAAGGGCAAGACGACCAATCTTGGCCGTGAAAACGTAGCTGTTCAGGCCCAGGCGGAACGGGAAAACCAGTTTGGAGAAATCCCCGGCAAGATTGTTTCGTTCGATCCCGCCAAGCAAACAGCAACCATCCAACCGCTTTATAAGCCGAAGCACAACGGTGAAGCGATTGATATGCCGGAACTGCTGGAAGTGCCTATCAGATTTCCAAGGGCGGGCCACGGTGCCGATACATTCCCTATTCAGGAAGGAAACATCGTTACGTTGCGCCCGCAAATGCGGTCCAGCGAAAACCATCATGAAGACGGCAATTACGAAGCGTCAGATAGCCGATCAATGGCCTTGTCTGACATGGAAGCCTATCTTGATGGTGGTGAAAGTCTGAAAGACCCGATTGCAAACTTCGACCCTGACAACCGGCATATTCGTTTTGATCCAGACGGCCAATACGGCATTCGAGGATCGAAGGACGGTAAGATAAAAATCGAAGGAAATCAGGGCAATATCTATGACCTTCTAGCTACAGTCGTGGAACTGCTGGCTAGCGACACACTGGTAAT